TTGGTTCTCTCTTTGTTCCATACGCTAACAAAATCCTTTCAAAGCTGAGGCCTCGCTATCGCGAGGCCATCAGATTTTCAGTAATCAGATTTCAGATTTACAGAGACAAAGCGGCGCGGAAGCCGAAGTAGAAGTACGCGCGCGACGGCGGATTGTGCAGGTCCAACGCGAACCCCGCCCGGGCATACGAGCCACTGCGCCAGTACCCGCCGCGGAGGGCAGCCCGCTGGCCATAGTTCCGTAACCAAAAGCCGTCCTTCCATTCCTCGCTTCCGCCAGAGGAAACGGTCGCTGGAAGTGCCAGTGCTGCCAGTTCTGCCTCTGTTCTCATCGTCAGGAACTTAGCGAATTGTGAAGCTCCATAAGTGGCGTCTGTGGACGTTGGGTTATCATTGCTCATTTGCGGAGATATCTTGGCTATGCCAGTTCCCTGGGCATGGGCAGCGACCGTCGAGCCGTTAGCGCCGCGGCTCACTGTGATACTGTTGCCGCTTACTGCGGTTATGGTCATCTGCTCAGTTTGACACTGGAGCACATCTCCTACAGCAGGGCCAGTGCAACCAGGCCCGTTAACCAGATTGGATATAGTAAACGTGGCCGGGCTGGTGGTATTGTTCAGGCCAGCATCGGCCACCTTGGCAGTCCATCCGCCAGGGATGACGCAGTAATCGGTGATCTGCTGCACCACCGCATCGTTGGCATGGGCGCTGGCCGCCGTGCCATTCTGGCCACGCTGGCAGCCAGTAAGGGTATAGGTGCCGTTGCCATTATCAACGAAGGAGGAGTAAAGCACATATTCATCTGTGTTGGTGCCCTCTGCCTTGATTAAAACCAAACCATTGCTGGCAGGCCAAAGTTCAGGGTTCTGCACGTTGTCTATGACGATGGCAGTGTCAGTAGCGGTAATGCCGTCCGCATCGTTAATGGCCGCAGTCTTAATGGCCTGGTAACGGCCGCAGTCAATTAGGAAATCAACCCATTCCCAGACGTTACCCACGATGTCAAAGATGCCGTTCGCCATCCCGTTGTGGCTATAGGAAATCGGGCCTGTGCCTGTGAGCAGGCGGGAGTGAGTCTTATTATAACTGGCCGTATAGCTTGCGACGACTGGGTCGGCAATGCCGTAATACTCCCAGGAGTCTGGGTCACGGTAGTCACGTCCCCAGTTGTTATTGCCCCTGATATCATGGCCCAACAACTTAATTAAAAATACAATAGTAGCCCATTCTTTCATGGTTACCAGATGCCAAGAACGCCCGTTTGTTTTCCGGTTTGCACAGGCGATTTTGGCGTTATCCCAGTTTATATCGGTCCAGGGAACGACTCCTTGCTGGGACACGGCTGCAGTCTGGCCCGGGCTGTTTGCCGTAGTGCTACCCCGGCTGGAACTGGTGGCGTCGGGTTGGCTGCATGGGTATTTATCTAACAAGAACCCACCCAGTTTAAGGTCGTAGGGAGGAAATGCACCGTTATCCCAAAGACCAGCAGGGATGCGGAATCTTGGGACATAAATCGCTTTTGAAACGACTGTGGTGCCAGTCCCGTCAGCCTTGGAATTATGGACGACATCCACCTCACGAGTGCCTGCGTTAATCCTGTCTCTAAGTGCAGCAAGGGATAATTTACTAACGTTCGCCATTTATTCCACCACCTCCGGAAGAGGAAATGCTGTAATATCGATGTTATTAAGGTCCAGCGGTCGCTCCACAATCATGGTCACCGGCTGACCTTGCTCGTCTACCATACCCGTTTCTTGCTGGTCGAACTGGCGCTCCGGCAGGACGCACTCGGCCAAAAGCCAGTAGTGGTCGCGATAAAGGTCGGTCGACAAGCTGCCGTTCTTGTCCAGGTATACCCTGGCAGGTCCGCCCTGGAATTCGGTCAAGTCAATCGTTCCCCCGGAACAGTTTCCGTCCGGGAAAGAGAATGGGGATATAGACAGGCATGCAGGATTAGCTTGGTCAATGCTAATAACTCCGTTTGGTTTTTCTGGGTTTTGTTGAATAATTGCCATCATAAACACCTCCTAACTGGCTATTTGCCAACGGAATGAACCTGTAAAGCCCCCGGTATTGTAGACCGTGAAGGCATTGGCTGCCTTGGAAATAAACACGTCTCCAAGGTCGCCGCCGGTATCGGCCAGGGGGACAATGTTCACCATATAATTTGTGTTCCCAAGGTTATGGGTGATAGTTACCCCGTTGGTAGAAGCAAAATTGGCCTCGCCTTGGGACGTCTGAATTTGAATGCTGTCAATCTGTTGCTTAAGATAGACGTCATTGTTAATCAGGTCCTGGTGGATAGGGTCCCAGGTTTCTGGAGCCGCCGGGTCAGTAGGTTCCAGTTTCCTTACGTTGTTCTTATAAACTGGTATGCCTATTAAAGTAGCCATAAGGAATTACACCTCCTTAAAATTCTTCATCCCAATCGAAACCGACGGTTTCGCCAGGCTCGATAGTTTTAGTTCCGAAAGTCTGGATGGCTACTGCTTTGCCGGTCGCATCAATAAGTGCAGCTTCATTTATCCCTGCGCCACCGATCTCATCACCAGTAAGGTCTACATGGTAACGGACCGTGGTGGACGTTGGATATGAATGGCTGGCCACCGGCTTTCTAATAATCTCTGATGTCAAAGCAGTGGCATTTGGATTGGGAGTTACCCCGGCTCCACCCCCAACGCCAAAGGCAATATGAGTTATCTTTGGCAGGGACGCGTCGCCAGCGTGAGCCTTTGCCATTGCCTCTCGGCCGTATACTGTGGTTACAACATTCAACTTGCCAACCCCCTTTCAATTACCAATCCATCACGCCATTTGACCCATGCCAGACGATGGGTGACCAGAGTATTTCCTATATTCCACGACCCATTAAGCTGTCGGTGTTCGGTTTGAAGGGGCGCATCCCCAAAACCAACAAGGAAATGACGTGGCTTTATTACAATTTCACCATCCAATCGCCTTGCGAAGTTCAGCGACCATGCGCCATTTAAAGAGAGGCCGCCCGTTAATGCCCCCATATAGCCTATTGATGTAGTTCCATCCAAAAACCACCTGGTGTCCTGGACCTGATAGTCAAGTTTGAATCGACCATCTAACCTATAGCGTGAATCCAGATAGTCTGGAGGTACGCCCAGGGTTCTTACTTCGCCCATCTGACGTTGCGACTGAAAGTTATAACGGGCTGAATGTTTGATTTGTCCATCCAACAAGGTCACTCCCGATAGGCCAGGGATTGGCGCAAGAGTGACCGTGCTGTTTAACCTGAAACCGCCGTTTATATTACGGCGATACTTATCCAGCCTTCGTATGTTGGAGGGCATCCCGGACATGACCGGCACATGCCAGGTTACCCTGCGTTCATGGGTTACCACATATCGTGATAGAATAGCGAGAATTAGGCTAAATGCCAGGTGCGCTGGCCTCGCTTCCTCGATGGCCGCCAGAATTCCGGGCACATTAGCCTCAGCCTCTGACGCTAAGATAGCAACGAACCGATACTCACCAGGATAAACAGCTAAATCGACTCTGCCCGATTTTACAAAGGATTTAATGACATTGAGTATGTCGTAGTGTCTGGCAGAAGGGAAGCTCCTTAACTTTGCCAACACCCTGGCTCTGCGGTTTTCAAGCGGTTCCTGTTCGTTAACAGGCAGACCGCACATTTCCTCCCAGTACCGAAGTCCCCAGGTTGCAGTAGATGCGGAGAACTGGGCCTCGATGTCGTTCATTATGGCGTCCAGGTTATCCAGCTCAATGCCCTTAGCCTCTACGTGGGCCTGAAAGACCCGGCTGGTCTGATAATACCTGGGCGAATTATTCATCATTTCTTTGCCGTGGTTAGAAGTGATCACGTCAAGTTCACCACCCCTTTAACCGCTTTAGCATCTTCGGCGATTGCTACGTTGCTCGTTCCTCCATTTACCAATAGGTTGGAGTAATCCGCAACGCCCGGGGTATCAAATATTGCATTAGCGATGGCCGCATAGCGGACATCTTCACCAATTCTTAATCCCTTGATTAAGGTATCGATAGCAGCCTCTACTTCAGCTCGAACGGATGCCGGGTCATAGCCCGCAGCATAGGACAGAGTAGCGCTAACATCTATAGCCACCGTTGTCGGCGCTGTCACCGTTACACTTGCACCTATTGGTGCTCGGCCTTCGCCAGTTCCTGGGGCAGGTGAAATGTAGTTCTGCACCTGCTCGACCAGGGCCGAATTTGCAGGTGCGCCGGTGCTGTCCACAATTACCACTTTCACTGTTCCTGGACCATCCCAAAGCGGTATGCAGATAGCGTCGCCCACCCCAGGGACCTCTTTGGCCCAGCGAATATAGTCATTCTTGTTGCCGGTGTCAGGTGGCCGCTGGACCTGCTCAAGATAGCGAGCAATCAGTGCCTCATCGCTTTCTTCTGATGCACCGCCGCTGGTGGCCTGGAGGTTAGTCACTGCCGTCACGCCTGCGATAGGAACCACAAGCTGATTAATTGCTCCCGCTGGGACATTCCCCTCCGGACCTGGTTCGACCGCTTCAATGTCCACCAATGTCGTTCCGTCAGCCCCGATGGTGACCTGGGCAGTTGAAATAAACTCTACGGCTGCCGTTCCCGTAACTAGGTTAGCGGTAGTTGAAAACACAGTTCCCGCCGGAATGACCGTGGCCGGCGTACCCGTCACCTGCACCTGGCCTGTTGCTTTGACCGCCGGTTTTCGCGTTATCCCACGGTCGGCAACCCGGGCATCCACATACTCACCGTAACTAAACTGTATAAATGCCCGCTTGAGGATCTCCCTAGCCTCCATCTTCATCTGGACAATCTCTGCCGCAACTGGCGCTAGAGCATCCCAAAGATAAGAGCCTTCTGACACATCCAGGTCTGACGGCAAACGCGCAATCATTCTGGCCATAATCTGTTCTTCAGTCTCATCCTGAAGAAAATCAGGTAACACAATGTCAGCCAATTAGCTCACCCCCTGCACTTGGCCGGAGACTTGCACCTGCTCACCCTGAGCCGTCGTGACCGTGCAGGTGAAATAAACTGTGTCCTCCTGCCAATCAAATGTAAAATCCCCTACGGAGGCTGTGCGATGGTCAACCATGAGCGCCTCGGTAACCATCCTCTTAATCTCGCTTTCGTTCCCAGCCCGAGTAAGATTGCGACGCAAAAGGTCCTCAAATTCCTGCCCATAATTTCGCGAGTAAATGGGATGACGGTACCGTGGGGTAAGTAGGGTTTTATGTGCCCACTGGCGATAGGCCTCAACGCCATCTGCTTCCACCACCTTGCCTGTAGGGGAGAGAACAAAATCCCCTTGTTCAAAATCAAAGATAAAAGACCTGCCATATTTGACTTGGCTGGTCTGTGTTTCCTCTGGAGCCGCTGTTACCTGTTCAGTTGGAAAAAGAGATGGCATTTAACTCACCACCTTGCACAACACTACAAAATCCTGCCCTCCGTTCACCGGGAGAACCAGCACCCGGTCACCAGGTTTAAGGCCAGCTTTCATGTTGAGGTGGACCTTTACCGTGGCGGCCGGATCGCCCATACCTTGCACATTGAAATCCAGCCTGCTAAGACTTGAATATTGGGTGCTTCCTGGGACATCGCTACCGTCTGGGTTGACTGGGGCCGCTGTTTTTATCACCCTCGAGGCCTGTGGAAGTTCGATTTTTAACTCCCAGTCGGCCACAAGATAATCCTGTATCTCGTGACGGAAGCGGTCAAGTTTCAGGGCCATGGTTTGGGTGATGGTGCCAAGCTCAGCTGGCAGGGTAGAGGCAACCCGGCCCGCGTGACCAGCGGCCCGCTGCTCGATAAGCCCAGCAAGTTCCTTATACGGGTCCCTTGGCATAATACCGCCTCCTTATGTAGCTTTCCGCTGCCAATTCTAAGGTCATGTGTCCAGGACTTCCAAGGTTATGCCGAACTGACGCGACCAGGAGGTCCATGCCATTGAGTTGGACCTTGTCGCCGGCGCGAATGGTATTTATGTCCAAAGCTGTGACCGTGATGGTTTCCTGGGCGCCCACCAGCATTTCTTTGGCCGCTGCCTTTGCAGCTGCGGCAGTGGTGATTTTCGGGTCCTGGATAACACGCTGAAGAGTGCCGTACTTGGCAGTCTCGCCTTTTTCCAACGCGAGGACAGGTGAACGGCCTTCCTCTGGTGCAGCTCCAAGGACCTTCACTTGCGTGACGGCCCCTTCTAAGCTACGATGCTGATTGATTTCTTCGACGCTCTGATTGGCTTCCAGGACCCATACTGTCCGGTTGCTCCCCAGAGTCACCAGGTCTAGGGTGGTGCCGACCATTCTGGGTCGAAACATCCCGCCACCCTTATTTACAGTCTCCCGTAAGTCGGCGAGTAACATATTGTAAATGGGTTGCGCCCTGTAAACAGCCTTCGCAAGGATGACACCGGTGTCTGCTACCTGGCCCAAAGGGATACCCCAGTCTGCAGCGTATCGTTTCAGTCTCTGAGTAGCCGTCTGCCCAGCAGGGAATAGGTATTCGTCCTCGCTTCGGGCTAAATAAATGCTTCGGTCATATACGGTGGCCGTAAGGTGCTTTTGCCCTCGAGTGACCGAGTCACATTCCCATATCACTCCGTCCAACAATACCGCCATAGTATTACCACCGAAGGGTACGCCGCTCACGCGCATGGCCTGACCCGGAGCAATGCCCGGAAAATCTGGAGTAACTGCTATCACAACTGTGGCCCTCGCTGCTATCTCGTCCAGACTTTCCTCGATAGAAATACTCTCTACAATCTCCTTCAGCGACCATTTATCTGCAAGAACTACATCATAAGTTATTAGGCCAGGGGTAATCATGCGGGCATCACCAGCTTTTGCCCTGGGTAGATCAGGTTTGGATTAGGGCCTATAACCCCTTTGTTTGTAGCGTAAATATCCTGCCATCGTGCCCCATTCCCGAGCTGGAGTTTGGCAATCTTCCAAAGACTATCTCCCGGCTTAACCACATATATTTTTGGAGCCGGCTTGGTGTCCGGCCTCGGCCTGGGCGGCGCGGTTGGCGCTACCTGGGTAATGCTCCTGACCTTTACCTCGCGCCACTGCCGCATGGCTAGCTCAAAATAGATATCTCCGGGCTCTCCACCTACATAACGATGCACAACACGGGTAATGAGGACCAGTGTGTTTATCGATGTTTCCGTGATCAGAAGACGAACCGGTTTCCCGGCTGTCCGCAATGTAATAAGGCGCTTCACAGCTTCCTCTGGGCTTGGAATTCCCGCGTACTGGCAATAGCTTGGGTCATAATCCCGGGGGAAAAACGAACTAAAAGAAATCCCCGTCAGCTCATCGCCTACGGGGAAATCAACATCGCCGATGTTGATAATTGAAACCGTCTCAATTTTCTTTGCTCCCTCAACCGTGACCTCCGACGGGTTAACCGGAAAGTGGAGGTCTTGGCCGTCGGGAGACAGGATGTAAAAATCCATATGCATCACCTACTCTTGGGGCTGTTTAAACTCGACATTTGACCATGTTACTTTTGGTTCGGCCCCGCGTCCTGTGTCCGCTCCCATGAATGATGTACGTAACCACATAATGCCCCATGTTCGCAGCCCAGGTTTAAGATCTGTTATCGTAAACAACTCTGCGCCACGGCTAAATTCTCCACTTTTGACCATAATATCCAACTGGCCACTGAATATATGGTCAGTTTTGTTAACTACCCAAACAACCGCTTTTTGCCTGTCTTTAGAGTCGTAAACCTCTTGAGTTTCAACGGTCACTACGATGTTTTTTAGCATGTCCTCGGTTTTATTTTTGACTGCTTGGGCTGCTTCTGTTTTTTGCTCTTGTTGATCTTGCAGAGACTTCGCTGGCGCTGTGGCTTCCGTAGTTTCCGTTAATTTATCAGAAGAAGGGGGCGGGGATGGCGGTTGTTCTTTCTCTGGATTTGGCGTAGAAACTTTGTTAACCGCCGTTTCGTTCTGCGCCGCTTGTCGACCAGCTTCATATCCCTCGGGTACCGACGAAACCCCCATTACCATACCGACCACGAATAGGGCCAGAGAGACAGCCCCCACCGTCCAAATTCTTTTCTTGGCCCATCCCCGCTTAAAGATAAACTGAACAATCAGCATGACCAGGGCAACGGCTGCCCCAGCCATACCTAAAAGCGTAAGCAATCCTGCTAATACAGCCATGTAGCACACCTCCACTAATTAATTATGCTACATTTCGCCATTTGAGCAGGAAAATCCTACTAACCGGGCAAATTGTAGAAAATGGCCTTTAATTTCGTCGCGATGACGGCTGCGATTTGGTCAGCAGCTTGCTCAAGGTCGTCTCGCCCTTGAACCGTAATCTGCCCAACCAGCCCAGCAAGGTCAAAGTTCAGGTTGACCGTAGGCGCACCTAAGCCTCCACCAGCTACAGCCACCGGAGCCGTAAACCCGCCGAATTCGAACTGCTGCACACCCAACCTGCGTCCGGTTTCCCTCCACAGCTCCAGAGCCCGCGGTCGTAAACGAGCAGAGAGGGGAATAACCGCCTCTGGGCCGGCTTCAGCTACCAGACCCAGATGGGGCCTGGTGAGGATGCCACCCAGTGCGTGGGCTGTTACAGGTTCCTTGGCAGCTTGCCGTCCTGCTTCGAACCCCTCTACCAGACGTTTGCCCAGGCTCTTGGCCGCTTCGACACCGGCCATAGCTTTATCGATAATCCACTGACCAGCAGCGCCTATGCGTTCCTTGGCCCAGTTAAACCCTCCTACTATGGCTTCAGGAATAGCTTTACCTAGCGACAAAAAGGCATCTTTCACACTTTCTATGGCAGCAGACACCCTACCAGGTATGCTTTCGACAAAACCAGCAATTTGGTCAGGTAGTCCCATAATCCATTGAATAGCGCTGTCTTTTGCCTGCTGGAACCACTCGCTGAACACTCCAGGAAGTTGGCTCAGTTTTTCGACTGCGTAACCCGCAATATATCCGAGGTGTTCAGCAACCTCCCCAGGCAATTCTTTAATCCACGAAATTGCCTTTTCTTTCAGGGAGCTAAAATCAACCATATCCAGCATGCCGGAGAGCCGCTGTATTATAGCCTCGCCACCTAAGGCGCCGAGTATGCCACCGCCCAGGCCGCCTATAGCTCCACCGATAGCCGTTCCTATACCTGGCCCGAAGAATGTTCCTATGGCAGCCCCTGCCTTTGCTCCAAGAGATGCTCCGGCCATCCCACCTGCAATACGGCCACCAACTTTCAGGCCTGTCTGCAGCCGGTCTTCCGGGCGAGCAAAGGCGACCTCGGCCGCTCCAGTAGCAAGCGTAATGGGTAGGGCCCACCTTGAAAGAAAGTCCCCAACCTTTCCAAACATGCCGATATAGCGCAAAGGCGCCCAGCCGCCGCCAACAGTCTTTGCAGCCGTTCCTGGTATTCTAAACGCTTCAACTGTCGGTCCACCTGGTAAGAATCCGCGGTAATGGAATACCTGTTCTGGCGTTCCAGGGATTACTATCCTTTTGAGCGGCTCAAGCGCCCGCTTGCTGGCCGGATTGACAAACAGGTCACGGAGGATCTGGCCAATGTTTATGCCTTTAGCTGCTGTCGCCGCCGTTGCTGCTGTTTCCGCCGCTGCTTCTGCAGCAACACCTGCGGCTACGCCGCGTCCCAGGATACGCCTACCAAGACCGATGGCCCCTTCACCGAGGCGGAAAACCGGACTAAGCAATGCGCTACCTGCGCTGATTGCCAAAATGTCTGCCAGAGCTGCACTGCCAATATTCTCGGCAGTCGGTTTCCGAATGGCCTCCAAGTTTAACTTGCCCAGACCTTTGAGTGCTTCAGTGACCCCCATCTTAATGCCTGAGAACAAGAACCCGCCGATCTCCCGTCCAACAGCAACAATTTTGTCACGTCCACCGGAATCAAGCCAATCTTTGATGCCAGCCGAGATGTCGTCAATTATAAACTTAACCTTTCCCCAGAAGTCCAGTTGTTGAAACTTCGGGTCATCCAGGATACGGCCCAGGCGGGCAAAGGCACGCTCAAAAAAGCTAAACACTTGCTCGGCACCTTCGCGCCCGAATCTCATCAGGGATGTTTTCCACCGCTCCACAGTATCCTCATTTTTGCCGAACCACTCTGTGACTCTATCAAGGCGTGGTTTCATGGCTTCGAGAATACCGATACCAGTCTGCCGGAAAAAGGTCTTAACCGTATCCGTGATGGTGGACAGTCGGCCAAGGGCCGTCTGGCTTAACTTCTCGGCACCGCCAGCGAAACGCCTCTCGGCTTCCTCCAAGAAACCGACGAATCCGCCTAGTTTTTTATATTCCTCCTGGGTCATCTTCATTTGGAATTCCTTTAGGCGCTCGAACTCACCCATCTGAGCGTCGGCCAGGGCTTCCATAGCATCCTGGACCGTCTTGCCTGGGGTAAGGCCGGCCATATCTGCCGCCAGTTTAACCATTCGTTCGGCCATTTTTACGTCGCCTTCACTGATACCGATAGCCCTGGTCATGGAAGGAAAAAGGTCCTCCATCTCGAATGGTGTAGCTGCAGCAAAGCGTTCAAGCCAGCCGGTGACCTCTCGGGCTAGGGCCTTGTTGCCTTTCAGCCAGTGCTCCATGCTCACCGCTTGGGTTTCCCATATCATAGCTGCACCTGCTGTTGCGTCCCACAACTTGCTAGCTCCTAAAGCACCCAGAGCTACCGCGAACATTCCCTGAAGGGAGAATAGGCTGTTTTTAATTCGACCGATGACCCCACTGGCCATGTCCCGGGCCCGGATGGTCATATTCCAAGTCCGAGAGGTAAGAGCATGGAGGCCGCCCCCAACCCGGCTTATTGTTTTGCTCGCCCTGTCGATGAGGCGAACGGTAGGGCTGACCGTAACCCGGTCAAGCCTCTTGGCCCTATCCTCAACCTTGCTGGCAGCCCCGTCTATTTTCTGGAGTGCCGCGGTCATGCGGTCATGTAATCGTAATACCAGGCTAATCCTATAATTACTTTCGGCCATCCCGTTCACCTCCTTTGTGTCAGGGCCTCAAGCGCTTTCTCGCGCCGGCGTTCTTCCTCAAGAACAATTTGGGTGCTTGCAAGCATGAACAGTTGAGCACCCCGCGGCTTTGCCCAAAATTCATCAGGCGGGAGGCCCGTGCGCTGAAAAATCTGATGCACCAGGTGAGCCAACCCGCCCGATTTGATTAGTTTTTTACTTCTTCCAGCTCCTCATTGAAGCCGGAAATATCCAATACAGCATCACCCAAAGCAGCCAGCTCACCGGCCAGCAAGATGCGTTTCACAACTTCCTCCGCACCGCTGGCATTGTACTTCTCGAGAAGGCGAGGGTGGTCCCACTTAGGTGATACCGTGGCCGCAGCTATTAGGCGACAATTAAACTGCTCCTCGTCCAGGGTCTCGATGGTTTGACCACGTTTATTGGTGCGATGAGTGCACTGCTCGCGAATTTGAAATACTGCTTTACCGGTTAAGCCCCGGATTGTTACCGGAATGCCCAGGCGCTCGATTTTGACTGTTCTCTCCGGTACCCGGTCCGCATCCAGTAGACGTTCAAGGATTTCCTCTTCGGTCATGGGTTTATTTGTATCCATGATTTACTCCCCCTTTAACTCTGGACAATCGGATCGAGAAGCTCGTAGTCCTCGAATGTAAATGGCCATTCCTCATTGACCGTCTCACCAGCTGTCCAGTTAGCCAGTTGAATACGGTCGAACATGACGTATTTCAGCCTGATGCGCTCATATCCATATGCTTCCGGGTCGGCCAGCTTGCTGATGATTTCAACCCTTACTGCGGGATTGGCGCTGTCTGCCATTGGTGTGTTAAGCTGAATCAGCTCGCTGGTGACCTTGAAACCAGAAATGGTGCCCGTGCCATTTAGCCCGGTAACTTTACGTTTGGTCCAGCGGTTGCCGGATATTTTCAGCTCGGCTTTCTGGATTTCAACGTTTGCCTCTAAATGGTTGAAGTTGCTCAACCACTTTCCGTCCATCCATACCTCACCATATGTGCCATTGATTACGCGACTAACATCCAGTTCAGGCATCTATGCCACCTCCTTAGTGCACCACAAAGGTCCCGAATATTTTCTCCATACTGTCCACAATCCTGGCATCCCATTTGATGTATACCTCGTCAGGAGCAGCCAGGGCGGGATGATAATCCGGGTCAAGGTAAACAGAGAAGTCCTTCTCGATTAGTCCACCATTGACCAGTGTCTCCATATACTGCTTGCAGGCGCTGATTAAAGCCACCTTGCCGTCATCGTTGTTATTGACTTTACCGATATAGTTGTCCTGGGCCGTCTTGAGCAGGTCATCATTGATTGCGTCCATGACTCTGATGGCCCGGATCTTCTTCCACTGGTTGTTCTGGCCCTGGCGGAGGGAGGTCAGGGTATTGATGCCCTGTTCCACAATTACTTTCTCGCCGTCGTGGACCAGCAACAGCGTTCCTGCCTGTAGCCCTGCCACAACCTGATTATGGGTCAGTCTTGGGGTGACATCATCGAAAGGCGTGACGGCATAGGTCAGGCTTTCGCTCAATGCCTGGCCTGCAGCCTTCCCAGCCACCCAGCATGCTACTTGAGCACTGGAATAGGTGACGCCGTCCATGATGCCACTTACACCGACATTAATCACGCCCTCGTAATTAAAGCCTGTGGAGCGGCTATTTGCTGTAGCTGGTGTCTGGTCATCAGTTACAGAGCCACCCATAACAGCGACCACACCCTTGCCCTCGCTACGAAGGCGCTCAATCCATGCCTTGACCGAGGTCTGAAGGCTGGCATCAGTAGCACCGTCGAGGGCAAAGAAGTTAAAGCGCCTGGTCTCAAAAGCGGACATAGCATCCACATAGTCGGTGTTCGTAATACCGCCCACCCCGGCGTTGCCGCCCGTAAGGGCCTGGCTGGTCACGTTAGCGATGGTGTTATTTCCATCGGCTACCTTAGTGGCGGTTATCCACTTGTTGTTTGCATCATTATTGATGGCCGCGACCGCATTATCCACCACACCGGCGCCCTTGGCAAAGGTAAACACATAAAGCTGCTTGGCATCTTCGTAGAGAACGATATCCTGTTTGTTGGTGGGGTCTACGGCGTTATCCCTTACCGTAACCTTAAACGGTCTGGCTGTCTCATATTTCGTGGTCAAAGTTAGAATATTAGCCGGAGTTCCTGCGGTATCTTTCAGGGTGATGGAGGCTTTTGCCGCAGCACTATCTACCACTCTGTATCCCAGGACAGTTTTTGCTCCGCCCAAAAGGGCTAACCGGATGGAATTATAGGCAGTGAAGCCGCCATCCACATCCACACCGTAGGTGTCAATCAAGCCTTTTTCATCTGTTATCTCTACAATCTGTTTGGCCGGTCCCCAGTTAGCCTTGACAGGGATGGCCACAATGCCCCGCGCTCCGGGTTGGATAGCAGCCAGAGCAGCGGCCACAAAATTCATGTAAAAGCCAGGTCTGACTTTCGCTTCCGTTGGGCTCCAAGTTCCGCCTGCCATTTAGCTCACCTTCCTTTTCAAAAAGTCCTCGATGGCCTTCTTGACTTCGACCACCGTTAGTTCTTCGGCATTATTGCCGTGCAAAGCACCAATGACCACCTCCGGCATAACCCCGAAGATGGCCTGCGAATTTGCTATAAGCTCCGCTCGCGGGTATGTGCTCGCGACCGGGGCGTTCACTTCTTC